AAACTATCGTACTTTCTGTGGCATAACTGGCTGGTGTTATTAAATCGTCCACATCAGTCAATGTTATAGCATCGCCGACACCTTCCACATAGTATTCTTTGTCTTTATAGTTTGTCGCAACCAAACTATTAGTAAATTTAACTTTCATTCCGTTCGATAAATTCAATGTTCTTAAGCTGTAGTTTTTTGCTCCCACTATATCGTTGGTCGGGTTAATTGCCGTTGTTGCTGTTATCGTTCTAATTTGTAATATCCCGTACATCGCATTGTGATTGCCACACTGGTAATATAAAGTGTCTGGAGTTGATACGGCATCCACATATGTGGGTACTGTAAATGTCACTGTTCCATAGTCAGCACCGTTGTTAGTGACTCCTGTTGAATATAACGTTGATGTTGATCCATCTTCCGCCACCATGCTCTTGTACGGTTCTGTCATGATCCAGAAAGGATGTCCTGTTGCATTAACTTTAAATTTGTATGTGTTTCCCCTGTAAAGTTTTACTATGGGATTATTTTCTCCTGGCCTGTTACTAAAATTATATGCACCCTTGGCAAGATTGACCACGTCGTATTCTGCCACTGCTGATGGACCTGCTGAGTCTATTTCAATAGATGTCGGACCTTCCGGTATCCAAAAGTATTCTCTGTAATTGACTAACTTGTCGTAGTCGATCGCTGGATTCCACGAGTAAACAGTTTCCTTGTTGAGTCTGTCATGGTTGTTAACCTTTCCTCCAAAATACTTGATCTGGTTTATGTAGTCATCATAGGTTCCTGTGAATTTAATCTGATCTTCTGGGTTTACGGAAGTGGTATCTCTGTCTGTGTATGTGACAGCAGGTTCCAACTGGTATGCCATCCTATCTCTACTGGTAGCTGTAAGGTATCGATCAGTTGATTGTCTAGTGTAAGCATCCTTCCTACCAATGTAACCGTCCAGTCTCTCTAGTGAACCTTTCTGTACCAAAGGATCCAGTGTGCTTGACAAGAATCTCTGGTTTGTGTCTGTCCTGTAGAATGCTGGTAGATGCTGTACAGTTCTCCTGTACTCGTTGTTGCCTTGTTTAACAACTTCGTTATTAGTTAATGAGTTTGTTGTATTGTCAGCCATTAGTATCCTGATCCACTACTGCCGGTACTTGATCCCGAACCTGTTGTAGTAGAGCCTGACACTGCTGATCCTGTTGTCGTATTTGTCGTGGCAGTTGCTGTTGCTGTAATCACACTGCCGGATGCCGCTAACTGATTGGCTCCCAATGCACTTATGATTGTAACATCATCAACGGTGGCCCCACTGATAAAAATTTCGTCCGATGCTGAATTGATTTGGAACAGAGACCCAAATACTTGTCCTGACTGGTTTGGCACAATCACTGCTGTCAGTAGATCTGGAGCAAGTTGATTGTGTACGTAAGCCGCTAGTTCTGTAAAATAAAAAGTATCACCAAAATCCCAGTTGTCCAATGCAAAGAATTCATTTACGGCGGCAATTACCCTTGTCTTGATCACTGCGTCTGTAACATTAGTTTTTGTATTCTTTACTACTTTGAAAGTTGCCTGCAGTTGTTCGTCTGCGTTCGTACCAAATAAAATTTTGTATTTCACAGGATGATATATGATCTGATCTGAAAGTGATTTAAGGGGATTTAGAATACCTGAATAATTTATCCTCAGTTGGTCCGATGTGGAAGTCAGTGGTTTTACCCCGCCATCCTGTGACCATATCCTGAATAAGTTATCGTATGTCCTCTCCAACATATATATGTCAACTATGTTTGACACGCTGGGATCGATCCTGGTCTCCTGTCCTGCATTGTGTTTGTATTGGAAACTAACGGAACTCCTGCCTCTCCTCGCTATGTAATCTGTGCTTGTTGTCAGTGTGTTTGTGGTTGAACTGTAGGATTTTATTACATCCTCATCAGCATTATAGAAATAGAACAACTGTCCATCAGTGTATGTTGATGAATTTAAAGTAATTGACGTTTCTTTCTCTACTACTACAAAGTTTGTTGCGGCGTACGGTCTGTATCTCTCCACAGTATCATAAGATAGGTACTTCTCAAAGAAGACGAATTTTGTAGTTTCTGATAATGTTGGTTCGACCACTATGTCAAAAAGTTCTGGATTGTCTACCACCCCGTCATCGTCATCATCATAGAAGCCGACCTTAATTTTCCTGTTGTCCTGGAATCCATCTGCCTCCGTCACCGTGTCCACTACCTGCCATGTGATAGGGTATCCTATGCTGTTGCCTGTTGAAACAATAGAGTTTGTCTTTAGTATTTTCACAGTATCCTTGACACTTTTCCCTGTCTTGTAGTCGTAAATTTTTTCCTCGATATCATAATGGAATTTATTCTGTGATTCTGATTCAAATATGTAATCAAGTTTCCTGTACTGTACCGTGTATGTGTTCCCGTCATTGGTGAACTTGAACCACCAGCTGGCGTCCAGGTTTGTTCCTGCTGTGCTACCGGTGTTGTTGAGAGTGAACACTGAACTTGTGCTCAGGTTAGTGCTTGTGATCACTGTCCATAGTTCTGTGTTTACATCGTATCTCAGACCAAATTCCTCGTATGCTTCGATCCTGTCAATGATGTTTGCTTCCAGTGTTGTCGATAATGCTGTTGTGAATGCAGGTATCACTGCACTAAGAACTGCTCCGTCTGGTACTATGTTGTTGAGTGTGATCGGTCCTACTCCTGACTCTAGGTTTCCTACTCCATTGTTGGCACCATCTCCTGCCACTACTCCAATCTTGACCCATAGCCTGTCCTCAGCATTTTCCGTTGTCGACGTGACCAATTTCCCGTTAAGGAATTTCCTCGTGTCCGGTGATGTGAATTTTATCAGTGCACCTATTTTAGCATATTTCAGATTCGAGGTCGCAAAGTCGCCTATGCTCAGTGGTCCTCCCGATGTGAAGTAACCTGTGTTGGTGTTTGTCCCTGTTGTAGTTGAGTTCCACGTGGCAGTCAGTGTGCTTAGATCCTGTGTGCTGTATTTCAAGTAGTAGAACTGTCTAGCAGACGCTTCTTTTAATTTTGATTCAACAGACGTGTCTATCGTTGACTGTATGTTGCTCCTGTTGTTGAAGTTGAAAGTGAACTGCTGTGTACTCTCTTCTCTGTACAGAATTCCGTCCTCTGCGAACACACTCACGTTTGAATACGCTCCTGTCGGATCTAGTATTTCTTTTGCTCTCGATATACCAGATGCTGTTCTGTTTACTGATCTAACCTTTACTATTTCCTGCGATGCTGACAAAGGGACAACCTGGTAGTCTTCCGCAGTTATCATCCTGTTCTGGGAGTAGTACACCTGTGGTGCCTTCTCCTTGATCGAAGCGTTTGATTCTGTTGCCGCGGAGTTGTAGACGCTGGCTTTGAGACTCATCGTTATGTTCAGTGACTGCTGTGCACCGTTGGCATCTGTGTATGGCACTGTCAAAGACACTCCCTGCATGTCTGCTGGCTGTATCGCATACTTGGCGTTGTCACTGGTCCTGTGGTATGTCCTGAACGAGCCCAATGGTAGATTTGAAAAATTGCCATCCCCGAACACAAGGTCAACGGAATCATTCGCTTTCGTCACAACATTGTAGGTGTTCCTTTCCTCTTTTGCAAGTGAATTGTAGATTGCGTTGTTACCTGACAGTGAAGGTACCTCTGTCCATTGTTCTGATTGCTGTCCAAACTGGTCCAACTTGTACAACCAAACATCAGTGTTGTTGATGTTCGAAACGTTTAAGCTCTTGATGTAATTTGTTATAGCTGTGTCCACGGAAAAATTTTGCTGTTGCATCTGACCTTGTTTGAAGAGGAAGAAGAAGCCTGTGTTGTTCGAGCTGTCTCCCGAACCATCTGATCTGTACATGTAGGTCAATCCTGTTCCCGGTACCGGTGGTGACTCGTATATTGACTCCGACTTGTTTATCGTGCTTGGCACTATCTCGAATGCTCTGCCGGTTCCGCCTATTGTCTTGTTGAAGGTGAATATGGGTAGGTCCAGCTGGTTGGAGCTCAATGTATAAACTTCTGTGTCGATGCCTCCTACTGCTGTTGCTTCTCTAGGTTTGCCAAATAGCTGTCCCGTCTGGTTTGCCGCATTTAAAATCGATATGAACTGTTCTCTGTAATTTGAGTTTGATGAATCATTCCATATAACTGTGCTGTTTGCGAGATTGGATCCCGACGAATCCGTAACATCCTGCGTCGTGGAAACTGAATCTACTTTTAGTAGGCCTGTCGCTGGTTGATTCCTCTTGGCATTGTAGTTGATCAGCCTTGCTAATCTCAACACCGAATTTCTTCTCTCTGCTGTTTCTAGGAAATTTTCTCTTGCGTTTAAATCCACTCTGAATGAAAGTGCTTGAGCCACATAAGCAATCAAGTCGATCAGTGCAACATATTCAGAACTCTCTACGAAATCGTTGAAATCATCTGGATAGTTCTCACGAAGATACGCCACCATGGTCCTTCTAAGTGTCTCAAAGTCGTAGCTCTTGAAATCTGCCTGCTGGAATGATTGGTAGATTTTTCTCCAATCTTCGGCAACTAGTAATCGGTTCTGTCTATCTGTTGTGGCCATAGTTTTATCAACTTGTTAACAACGATATTTATGTGTTAGGAAATGTGCGTACTTTAAGATAGGCGCAACAGTGAGTTCTCATCAAAGTTGAATCTCAGTTTCTCTGTGATATCCAAGGGAACATATGTAATAGTTGCCTGTATGGCTATGCCCTTGTCTGCTTCTGATACCAATATCTCCTCTGTGGCTATACGTGGATCTGCGTTGAGAATTGCTGTAACATCGTCAATAATGGCGTCCTTTAGTGCTTCAGTGAACGGTTCGAACAGTGCGTCGTATATTATAGTGCCGAACTCTGGGTTCTCCACCCTCTCGCCCTTTCTTATGCTCAGTCTGTTTATGAGATCCTGTTTGGCACATTCAAAGTCGTACAGTTTGAAGTTCTGTTTGTCCGCCCTGGAACTGAAACCCTTGAAAGTCACTGTCTTGTTACTCAGATTTGATCCACCGCCGCTACCGCTACCGCTACCGTATGCCATTAGTTCAATCTCCTAAATTCAACATCCACCTTGCTGTAATCCACCATGTAGAATCCTGTGTCTGTCATTTGTCTAGCCCATGGAACTTCCTGGGCCATCACGCCCTCGTATGTTCCTGCTGACTGTTTGTATTTAAACGAATATATGTTGATGCCTGTGGGTGACTTGCCAACTAATCGTATGTCTTCCTTGAGTCTGACATCGCTGAATCTTGTTGTGAAGAATGTGCCCACGGCCGTAACCGCTGAAGAAATAGTGCCACTGCCAAGTTTTATGCCACCAATCGACGTCACCAAGCTGGTGAATCCCGATGGTTGGAAGCTGGGACCGAAGCCGCTTGATTTGAAGAAACTTGCCGACGAGCCGGCTAGGGATTTTTTTAAGAAACCTGTTGCCGTGGACTTCAAGGTCGAAATACCAATCTGTGTAGCAACGTTTGTGATGTTGCCTGCCATCACATTCTTGTACACGTTCGTTACCGTGCTCACGTTACCTGCTATCGATCCCATGTTTCCTATGTTTAAATTTCCTGTGATGCCCTGTACATTTTTCAGCACGTTGTTTAGAGATGTGCCATATACATTTCCAGCTGTCCCAAATTCATCTACAATGTTTCCACTAGATCCACCTCCCAGTGAGAACAATTTTCCGGATGCATTAGTGAACACGTTGTCCTTGAACAACTGCACTGCACCGTTTCCGGATATGCTTTCTATCACCTGGTTGGTCAGCTGTTTCGTTACATTTTTCTTGACATCCGCCACACTGTCGCTGAGGTCGAAGTTCTTTAACTTGTTGGATATGCTTTCTATCTCTTTGAACTTGCCCTTTGACTGGTTTATCACGTTGAATGTCTTGTCATAGTTGTTTCCAAATTCTGTCACAAACTCTCGTGCCTTGATAGAACTTGTTGAATTGCCCATTTTCTCTTTGAGATATCTCTCCGAGTCTGCCTGGAACTGACCAAGCCTGATGCTCTCTATGGCCGATATCCTGTTTTTCTGTTCCATGTACTCCACCGTGCCTGGTGTGTTGGAAAGCCTGTACCACTGCTTGGTGTCCAGACGATCGCCTAGTGGATCCGAGCTTGGCAGGTGTCCTTCCGAAGTGAATCCCTTGAATCTTGGCATGGGTTCGTGTGTGACGAATCTGTGTACTGTGGTCTTTGTTTTCTTTGTGAAAGATTGTAGTGGTTCAATGCCCTTCTTGGCCAGTTCCACGTCTCCCTCTTCCCTGGGTGTGATTCCAACCTTATCAGTGGTCAGCCAATCTGGTCCCCATTGTGGACTCGCACCTGTTGAGTTCATGTGTACCTGCGATCCCGCCAGGTGTACTGCTCCACCGGCTCCGTGCAGTTGTACGCCAGGTGTGAATGATGTCAATCCGTCCCTTGCGAAATCCCTTATGGATCCTGCCTGTGAGCTGTTGAATATCCCCTTGTCTCCGATGTTGAACATGGCCGAGGCCGACTGTATCATGTCTGTCTCCGCACTCATCCTTATGGATCCTGCGGCGTGCATGTTGATGTTGGCATCACTGTGTAGGTTGAAGTCACCCTGTGTCCTGATGTTTATCCCTCCCACTCCCGAGTAAAGATCTATCTTGCCGTCCCGGTTCATCTCTATCCATGCGTTACCTGAACCATTGGCTATGTAAACTATGCCGTCTGTGTCATGCATCAGCAATTGGTGTCCAGAGGCCGTCCTCAATCTCGTCAGTTGGTTGGTACCGTCAGCGGCTCCGTCATCCATGGTGAACGTGTGTCCCGGTGTCCTCACGACATAGTCAGTCGCTCCCGAATCCTTTGCACCCACCTGTTGTTTAGTTGTTCCGGTGTCTTTACGGCCCGGTGTGCTGATACCAAAAACTTGGCTGGGTGATTCCCTACGTGCTGAACTTGAGGTGTTACCCCTTATGTCATCTGCACCCAATCCCTGTTTGACCAGTACATCAGCGAATGGGTGTATGGGTTTTGGAATTGCATCATAGTTGTTGTTCGGTAAGGCATTCACAGATGTCCTGTTCATTTCTCCTGCAGGAACATTTGTTGATCCATACGTTGATATTTTGTCTTTCTGATATCCTGCATCTGCACCTTCAAATGTTCCATCCAGGCTGTCGTATGTGTTGGTGCTGGACGCTATGCCCGGTGTCATATGATTGGTGTAGGGATCCTGTACGCAACCTATCCAGAAGGCCTGGTTCATTTTTCCCTCTGCGAATATAACCAATACACTGGTCTCTAGATCAGGCGGTACTGCCCAGAATCCGTATGAGTGTTGTGTGTGTTCATATTCCGTTGATCCCGGAATGCTGTGTCTCGTTCCCTTGGCTCCATAGAAAGGAGAAAGGTAGTCACATGTGATCAGCTGTCGTTCCGTTCCGTTGCCGGTCTGTGCCAGTGCTGGTATCAGCACCCTCAGCCTACCCATCCTGGTAGGATCCACGTTGCCCTTGACTATGCCTATGTATGGTCCTGGGGATTCCCGTGACCAACTCTGGTCCTTGCCCGGGGCCTTGGCGTTTGATGCATCACCTTTTAAATAGTTGTGTAGACTCATTATCCTAAAAATCCTTTTATTTTACTCTTTGCGCCTGCGTAGAGAGTTTGTATCTTTCTACCAATATTAATTACGTCTGAGACTGCGCCACCCTCAGTTTCTAGGAATGCCTGGTACTGTTTGTTGCTCAGTATCGTGCTTTCCCCTTTGTAGTCGGTGGATTTGTACTCCGCCGCTGGACTAGATATGTACACTCCCTGATTATTGAACCTGGTCAGGTGCAGTACGTTGGTGTATTTCCCACTGTCGAAGCTGTGTTCCACCTGTATCACCCTGTACAGTCCAGAGAACATGGCCTGCTGGTTTGATCCCATCTCGTATATTCCACGCTTGTCGTCCACGTCAGTCGGCATCTTGAAATTCAACATCACGATCGGTTCCGCCAGGTCTGCGTTGTAGCACCTACGTTTCGAATCCCATATGGCCTCTAGATTGTTCCTCCAGTACCCTATGTCCTTGTCACGGCTGATCCCAAATCCCACTTTCTCAGGATTTGCCGGTATGAACTGTGACTGTCCCAACCATGCCGGGTCTCCCAGTATCTCCATCCTGATGTTCACCATGTCCGCCATGGGGTGCGTCAGCTCATCTATGAACTGGTCCACCAGTGTGAAAGATTTTCCCGTTTTCCCCGTGCCACTTGACTTGGTGATTGTCACCTCACTCTTCAGGACAAGGCCGTCGTCGTAGACCGGTTTGGGATTTGATACCCCTCCTGTTCGTTCTGATGTTGTTTTTTCTACCTTGTTCTGTCTACCATCCGATGCATCCACGTCCTTGAGTTTGCTCTGGAAGTACGCATACTTGTAGTTTATGTTGAGATCCAACACATCCACGTTGTCGCCCGTGAACATGTAGTTGTAGGTCTTGTACACGAACCTCTTGAAATTATCGCCTGTGCTGACTCCTGGTATGGCCAGTGAATAGGCATGCACCCGGTAGGGCTCTATCACGAACTTGATCAGCTTGGCATTGGTCTGCCTCTTGTTGTCGAACCGCGCCAGCGGTATCAGGCTGGACCTGATCCTGAAGTAGTCGAAGTACATGTTGGGCCGACTCTTGGCGGTCTCATACACACCTTCAGCGCCTGCTCTATCCTGTGCCGCTACAAACTGATCTGCCACCTTGGTCTTCCATTCCTCAAACTTGTCTTCGGAGAACATGGGGTGTGATTTCATAGTCTCTTCCAGTATCTTCGTTATGGAATTCCCTGTGTTGATCTTCATAAAGTCTACTGGTACATCTCCCGTGTCCACTGCCTGTGATGACATGGCCGCGGATTCCAAACTTGTCCTATCCAGTGGGCTAGTGTCAGACTTGAATGATTCGTCAATGTATATCTCGTACTGGTCTGGTATCTCTATTTTTCCTATATCGTCCTTGTTCTGTTGGTTCAGCAGATCCTCCAGTTCCACCGCTACTGTGTTCAGTGTCGTGCCGTACAATGACCCTGATGTCTTGACCCAGTTGTATCTGTCCACGTATGCGAATTCGTTGTAGGGTATTGCCTTGACCGTGTACACAGTCCCGCCCGTGTTCACAGCCATCTCCACCTGTGTCAGCTTTATGGGTATCACCCTCTTCATGCTTTTCTTTTGCTCCGCCGATAACACCCCCCCTAATTTGTCAAATCCTGTGAACTCCACCGTCAGCAGGTATGGTGCGTCAATGTGGTCAAGATAGTTGTTGTTGGCCGCCGCCGCCCTCAGTCTCTCGAACAGGGTTATGCCTGCCGGTTCTATGATGGTCATGCCTATCTGTGTCACTGACGTTAATCTTCTCTTCTCGTTCAGTCCGGGTATGGCATTCATGTTCACTGCCTGGAAGTACATGTCCCTGTCCAGCTTGTACGTCTTCCTGCTCTTATCAAGTGTCGCGGCCATCCTTGCGTTGCCGTCCTCACTTTGTCTATTACCGTAAAGTGTCTTTTTGTTCTCAGCATTCAGTGGTTGCCCTGTGTTGCCTGCATTGACGTCTGATATGCCTGAACTCTTGATTATGATGTCATGTGGTACACCGTCCAGTGTCCTAGTGTCCTGGAGCTCGGCCTGACTCAGTGCCGACAGTGTGAACAACGTGGTGTACGAAGCGTACTGGTGCAGTTGGTTGGCATCAGTGACGTTTTCTACATATGACTTGTTCGTTGTTTTCTTGTTGGGGTTACCATCGCTGTGTATGTTGAAATAATTGCCGGGTGTTGCGTCTAGAAGTCCCATGGGTTATATCCCTAGGTCTTTGAGAAGATTTTCCTTCTTGGGCAACTGTATGGTCACGCCCGGTTTGAAATCGTATATGGGATCCTCTATTGCATCTGGATTACGCTGTGCGAAAACCCACCACAGTCTAGGTGAACCATAAAGATCGTATGCCAACAGGTCTGGTCTGTATGCGTAGGTCCTTTCTATCGTGTAAGATTGATCGTCCAGTTCCGCTGTCAATGTCCTAGGATTAAGTATGTCCAGATGGTCTCCTGTCTCGCCTGTCTCTGCGTATGGTGATGTGTTTGAGTAGTCGGCCATTAGATGAACCCTACCTCGTCAGGACCCTTGCCGTTTAAATCTCCACGCACGAATTTTTTCATAGAGAAGTTCTTAACAGAATCTCTAGAGTATATCGGTGTTATCAGTACTGAGATGTTTGACAGGGTTGGTGCCCAGGTCTGGTCATCCGATGGATCCGGTTCGTTGGGGCCTCTTGCTGTCGTTTTACTGTACACACTATCTTGCTTGGTAGAGATGTAGTCTATTCCTGCCCTAAGTTCAACGTTGAACGAATTCAACACAACCGGTATCTTGTGGAACATGTGATCTCCGTATCCAAACAGGTGTAGTATCGGTGGTGGATTTCCTTTCAACCCATTACCATCGTCCTTACCAAAGAACATCTTGGTCGCCGTCCTCAGGAAGTTAACAGTCGCCACCCAGTGCTTGGCGTCCTCGGAATTTTGTACCGGAAATTCACCAATTATGTTCATGCTGTCCACCTGTGAATTCTGGTATGCCTGATGTGGATAGTTGCTGTGTGTCATGTCCATGGCATTGTAGTTGGCCGAATGCTGTATCACCATTGACGGAGTCAGGGGCCAGAAAATACCACGTGATCCTGCCAGTGGTTGTAGCAGTGGATTACTAGCAAAATCAAAGAACTGTGTCAACGGCCCTTCGGGGACCTGCAATCGCACACGCCAGTCTTTCTTGTCGTTCCTACCTGACCATTTGGCCCTGGCGTTCACAATCCTGCTGTCCGTGGAAATGCCCGAACCTAGTAGCCTACCCACTGTCCTGTTGAATATGCCTGTGCTTACGTTCTTTACTATTTTTCCAAATGTGTTTTCGGCCATTATAAACGGTTGCTTTCCTTTGTTAAATTCAGTATACTTAAACTATATTTATAGGCATTATTTTAGGCACACTTAATTACCCATACGGCACATATCACAACAACATAAGGTAAAGGAATTATGAAGAGAGTAAAGTACCTAAACAACAGAGATTTATTGGCACAGATACATGCCAGCAAGAACACGTATTGTTCATACATAGCCCCGGAAAATGCACGTTATGATCTGATAGTACCCAATCTAAAGAAGATCAACGCCAGTGCTGTTACAATGGCCCGGAAGGCCAAAGCCAAAAGGCTCACGCAGGAAGCATGGGAGGCGGCAAAGGATTCGGGTCTCAAAAAAATTAAACTAGTGGACTACACCGTGTCACCTAGGAAATTAGAGAAAACGGAACTTGTGTTCAGGGTCATGATGTTTGATCATGTGCCATTGGACAGCGAGAGGAAGAAGAATCCCAAACAGACGGCGGATCATCACAGCAAGGTGAACTTCCCGCCCTTCCAACACTACAAGTTTGTCGAAAAAGGAAAATTAGTGTGTGTGGGGAAATCACATTGGATAGGCGGAATGGAGAACGGGAACTTCTCATGTGACCACGGCAAGATGACCAACACACTTGCAATGATGTACATGAAGTTGTGTGAGAGATACGGGACCAGATCAAACTGGAGAGGTTACACCTACAACGACGAGATGCAGTCACAG